TATGCAATATAATATTTCTCCAGAAAAAATTATTGGAGTAGAACCATCAGGCATATCAGTTGATAAATTGTTAGATCATGCGACACCGCTGACACATTTAAAAGCTGAAGGTGCTTGTATTACACCAAATGGTGCTAAGTTTAAAATAGATAGTCCAGGGTTTCTACCTAGACTTATGGAAAGTATGTATAATGATAGGGTTAAGTTTAAGACTTTAGAGTTTCAAGCAAAACAAGAATATCAAAAGACAAAAGATAAATCTTTATTAAAAGAAATATCTCGTTGTCATAACATACAATGGTCAAAGAAGATTGCTCTAAACTCTGCTTATGGTGCTATTGGTAATCAATACTTTAGATATTATGATGTAAGACAAGCAACTGCTATAACATCAGCTGGTCAATTTGTAATTCGTTTTATTCAAAAAAATGTAAATGAATATATGAATAAGATTTTAAAATCAACAAGTGAAGTTGATTATATTGTTGCGTCAGATACAGATTCAATTTACTTATGTTTAGATAAACTAGTTGAAGCGACTTGTAAAGATAAATCAAAAGCTGATACATTAAAGTTTTTAAACAAAGTTGTTGAAAGTAGAATTGAACCATTTATTGATAAGTGTTTTGAAGAACTTGCTGAATATACAAACGCCATTAAACAAAAAATGGTTATGAAAAGAGAAGTGATCGCTGACAAAGGTATCTGGACTGCTAAGAAAAGATATATGTTAAATGTATTAGATGAAGAAGGTATTACATTTGATGAACCTAAACTAAAGATTATGGGTATAGAGGCTGTGAAGTCATCTACACCTGAAGTTTGTAGAGGAAAGATTAGAGAGGCTATCAAACTTATAATGACTAAAGATGAAGATACGTTACAAAAGTTTATCGCAGACTTTAAGAACGAGTTTTATCAAATGACAGCAGAACAAATATCTTTTCCAAGGTCTTGTAACAACTTAAAGAAATATATGCATGGTAGTAATATCTTCATTAAAGGAACACCTATTCATGTTAAAGGTGCGTTGATATATAATCATCAACTAAAACAATTCAAGTTACATAGAAAGTATCCTATTATACAAGAAGGTGATAAGCTTAAGTTTCTAAAACTAAAAGAAGCTAATCCATTTAAGTTTGATGTGATAAGTTATGTATCCAAATTACCTAGTGAATTTAAACTACAAGAATATATCGACTATGATATTATGTTTCAAAAAACATTTGTAGACCCTATGAGTTTTATACTTAATTCTATTGGTTGGTCTACTGAGAAGACAGCTAGTCTGGAGGACTTCTTTGTATAGTTTCTTCATAGTAATAATTTGTATGCATTGGGGATTTGCCACTGGTAATCTTCTAGCATTAAAAACAAATTGGTCTATACCTAGATTTTTAATAATAATTTTATTGATAAGATACTTTTTTTTAACTTATGGAATTTAACACAAACAAAAAACATGGAGTAATATATGCTGACCCACCGTGGTATTTTAAAACGTATAGTGACAAAGGAAAGGATAAAAGTCCTGAAAGACACTACCCTTGTATGTCTCTCGCTGACATTATTCGGTTACCTGTTGGTGACCTTGCTAAGGACGATGCAGTCCTTTTAATGTGGGTTGTTGATCCACTATTGGACCAGGCGTTTAAGGTTATAGACGCCTGGGGTTTTAAGTATAAGACAGTAGGTTTTACATGGGCGAAAACGAATCGAATCAAAATGGGTTTCTTTACAGGTATGGGTTATTGGACCAGAGGCAATCCAGAAATGTGTTTATTGGCTACAAGGGGTAAACCTAAAAGGCTAGATAAGAGTATACCACAATTAGTGGTTGATCAAAGACGAGAACACAGTAGAAAACCAGATATAGTATATGAACATATTGAGAAGATGTTACCAGGACCTTATATTGAACTATTTGCTCGTAGAAAACGAGAAGGCTGGACAAGTTGGGGGAATGAAGTTTGATTTTAGACTTGACTTTATCATTATTATGTGTTATAATGATCTATGTTTTTATCATAATACTATTAAGAATGTGGAATAATGAACAATTATAAAAGATATACCTTACAAGATACTTTAGATAGTGAGAAAAGATCACTATTCAATGTGCTATCAACTTTCGCTGGTGGTGGCGGTTCGTCAACTGGTTATAGATTGGCTGGTGGTAAGATACTAGCAGTTAATGAATTTGTGCCTGAGGCGCAAAACACTTATAAAGAAAACTATCCTGACACTACAATAGTGCCAGGCGATATAAAAGAATTGACAGGAACATATCTTATGGAACAAGCTGGTATTAAAGTTGGTGAGTTAGACTTATTAGATGGCTCTCCTCCTTGTTCAGCGTTCAGTATGGCAGGTTCAGTATCTCATGGTGAGGGTAGAACTCACGCAGATGCGTTTGGTAAAAAGAAAAAGTATTCAGATATAGAAGGTGTAGAGAATGTTGAAGATTTATTCTTTGAATTTTTAAGAGTGGCTAAAGATATTAAACCAAAAGTTATTATTGGTGAGAATGTTGAAGGCTTGACAATGGGTGAAGCCAAAGAGTATTTTCACAAGATACAAAATACATTTGAAGATATAGGTTATCTTATAGTTGCTAATGTATTAGACTCAAGTTATTTTGGTGTGCCACAATCTCGTAAAAGATGTTTCTTCATAGGTGTAAGAGAAGATGTTGCTGAGAAAGTTGGTATAAACTTTATGACTATGTATCAATTGTATCCTGATAAGAATGATTTTAGAACTACACTTGGTGAAGCAATTAATGATGTAGTGAATGAAGATAAAGAAGAACTAGATTATTTGTTTGATAAGATTAGTCCTGAAAGAGCTGTTGGTAAAACATTAATGAAAATGCCAAAGGATCCAGACAAAGTATTAACAGGTATGGACTATCACGTTAAAGGTCATCACTTTAATTTAAAGAGAAGTAGTTTAAGAAAACCTTGTCCAACAATTACTGCGATGGGTAATCTTGCTGGTGTTGCTGGCACTTGTCACCCAATAGAAGATAGAAAGTTTACTATAAAAGAATTGAAAAGAATTATGTCATTACCTGAAGATTTTATATTAACAGGTGATCATAAAAAACAATCAGAACGGATAGGTCGTATGGTTCCACCGTTGATGATGAAGGCACTTGCTGAAAGTGTTTATAACAAAGTGTTAAAACCATATAAGGAGTTAAACAATGACTAAATTTACTTTTGCTACAAGTAAAGAAGGCTTCGATAATCACATAGATAAATCTGTTCGTGGTTACAGTCACTTATGGGGCGATATACTTAACTTATCAAAATACTTTGTAGAAGATTATACACAAGTTGTTGATATGGGTTGTTCATCAGGCAAACTATTAAAAGGTATGATAGATCAAAACAATAAGAATATTCCTCACGCACAATATACAGGTATAGAAATAGAAGATGATTTTTTTGGAGACTATCCACATGACGAGGAGAAGTATCATCAACTAAATTATTTCAGAGGTGATGTAAGAGAGTTTGATTTTCAAAACTGTTCTTTGGTTACTTCTATATTTACTTTACAATTTATGTCACCTAAAGATAGACAAGAGACGATTAATAAAATCTACAAAGGTCTTAATACAGGTGGTGCGTTTATCTTTTCAGAAAAAACTTTTAGTTGTAATCCAAGGGTACAAGACATGATGACCTTTATGTTTTACGATTATAAAAGACAACACTTTTCTGACAAAGAAATACTTGACAAAGAAGTAACTTTAAGACACATGATGAAACCAAATACAAAAACTGAATTGTATAAAATGGTACAAGATGCTGGCTTTGAAATACATACTTTTTGGCAGAACTTTAATTTTGTTGGTATTGTCGCTTTAAAGAAATAATAAATATTTCTATTTAAGGGTTGACAAGTTAAGTAAAATAATATATAATAAGAGTATAAATTTATAGGAGTTATGGAATGAGTGATTTTTTAAAAGATATAATTAAAGAAACTGGTAATGAATATGCTGGTTTAGTAAGTGATGGAATAGACAGCGCTGATGTCACAAATTTTATAGACACAGGTTCGTATTCGTTTAACGCATTATTGTCTGGTAGTATCTATGGTGGTATGCCGGCAAACAAGATTACAGCAATCGCTGGTGAAGCCGCAACAGGTAAAACATTTTTCGCACTAGGTATATGTAAAGCATTTTTAGATAAGGATCCTGAAGCAGGTATTATCTACTTTGAATCAGAAAGTGCTATCTCAAAACAAATGATTGAGGCTAGAGGTATTGATTCTAAAAGAATGGTTATCGTGCCAGTTGCCACAGTACAAGAATTTAGAAACCAGTCAATCAAAATACTAGACAAGTATATTGAACAAACAGAGAAGACTAAAAAACCTTTGATGTTTGTACTTGACAGTTTAGGTATGTTATCTACTACAAAAGAAATGGAAGATACTGCCGCAGGTAAAGAAACAAGAGACATGACTAGATCACAAATAGTCAAATCAACATTTAGAGTATTAACATTGAAACTTGGTAAAGCAAACATACCAATGATTATGACTAACCACACATATGATGTCATAGGTTCAATGTTCCCTCAAAAAGAAATGGGCGGCGGAAGTGGTTTAAAATACGCAGCCTCATCAATCATCTATCTCAGTAAAAGAAAAGACAAAGAAGGCACTGAGGTTGTTGGAAACATTATACATTGTAAAAATTTCAAATCTAGGTTAACAAAAGAAAACGCAATGATAGATGTCAAGCTTACATACAAGACAGGCTTAGACAAATATTATGGTCTAATAGAACTCGGTGAAGAAGCTGGTATATTTAAAAAGGTATCTACAAGATACGAAATGCCAGATGGTTCTAAAGTTTTCGGTAAGAACATCAATGATAATCCAGAGAAGTATTTTACAAAGGAAGTGTTAGACAAAATAGATGAACAAGCAAAACGAAAATTCCAATACGGATCAGACGAAGACGAGTAAACGATACGCCTTTGCTCAAAGAAAAGGCGATGACTTTAGTTGCTTAAAAATACTTGACGGACAATACGAAGGTATTATCTACAAGTATAATGAAGTAAAGTTTTCTCAAACTGAAAATGCTAAGGGTGAAATACCTTTAAAGTTTACTTATGATGTTATGGCTAATCCCAATGAGGAAGATGTTGAGTCGGAAGACTTTAGAATTTATATCGGTGATATATTGGTTGAGTGTGTTGATGAACAATTAAAAAATGGAAAGTTACAAATAGATGAATGATAGAATAGAGAATACCATAATAAATAATTTGTTCTTTAATGAACTATTTACAAGAAAGACTATTCCATTTCTTAAAGAAAGTTACTTTACTAAACGTGAAGAAAAAATATTGTTCAGAGAAATACATACATTTATACACACATATAATAATCTTCCTACAAAAGAAGCTATCTTAATTGAACTTAATAATAGAAAAGATTTAAACGAAGAAGAATATAAGAGCACAAAAGAATTAGTTGCTAGTATCAAAGAAGAAGAAACAGATTTAAAATGGTTAACAGATACAACAGAAAAGTTTTGTAAAGATAGAGCTGTTCACAATGCTGTATTAGAAGGTATTACAATTTTAGAAGGTAAAGATAAAACAAGAACACCAGAGTCATTACCTAGTTTATTAAGTGATGCATTAGGTGTAAGTTTTGATAAACATGTTGGCCACGATTACATAGAAGACGCACAAGAAAGATTTGATTGGTACCATACTAAAGAAAAAAGATATCCATTTGATTTATCTTACTTCAATAGAATTACAAAAGGTGGTATACCAAGTAAGACTTTGAATATCGCATTGGCTGGTACTGGTGTTGGTAAGTCATTGTTTATGTGTCATGCTGCGTCAGCATTCTTAACACAAGGTCTTAATGTATTATACATCACACTAGAGATGGCTGAAGAACGTATCGCTGAAAGAATAGACGCAAATCTATTTGATATATCAATGGACGATATTAGAAGTATGCCAAAAGACTTGTATGATAGTAAAGTTAAAAAATTAGAAGATAAGACAAATGGTAGATTAGTCATTAAAGAGTATCCTACTGCGTCAGCTCATAGTGGTCATTTCAAAGCATTGATAAATGAACTAGCGTTAAAGAAAAGTTTTAAACCACAAGTGATCTTCATTGATTATTTGAACATCTGTGCTAGTGCAAGGTTTAAAGGTGGTAACATATCATCTTATTTTTATATCAAAGCAATCGCTGAAGAATTAAGAGGTCTTGCTGTTGAACATGATGTTCCAATCTTTAGTGCAACACAAACAACAAGAACAGGGTTTGTAAGTACAGATATTGGTTTAGAAGATACATCAGAATCATTTGGTCTACCAGCAACTGCTGACTTTATGTTTGCTCTTATGTCAAACGAAGAACTAGAAGGTCTAGGTCAAATGAAAGTAAAACAATTAAAGAATAGATATAATGACCCTGGTATTAACAGATCATTTATTATAGGTGTTGATAGAGCTAAGATGAGATTATATGATACAGAAAACTCGGCACAAAATATAGTAGGTGGTAAAGAATTAAAACAAGAAGAAAACTACCCAACACCTGAGGAAACTTATGAAAAGTTTTCAGATTTTAAATAATATGGCAAAAAAACAAAAAGTAAAATTTCACAAAGGCGATAGACGACCTAATAATGAACAACCTAATCTATCTTATACAAAGAAGATGGTAAAGAGAGATAAAGACATTATATGGCAAGTCATTGAAAGACCAACAAAGAACGTCATAAGCGAGTGCTTCTTTGAAGAAGACGCCCATAAATTAGTTAAGTTTCAAAACAAACATAAAACATGGCAACCCAATGGTGGCGTACCTAAATTCCTATGGACAAGAGTTTAGTCTTATAAATATAATAAACAAGATTGATTTATATGGAAACCGTGAATAGACTTATGGATAAAATGAGAGAGAAATGTTTAGTTTTAAAGGATTTACAACACAAGATAGAAATACACATTTAGAACACCTAGAAGACGATATAATAAATCGTGGTACAAAGGGTGGTCAGAATGCGTTAAACTTTTTAAGATCGGTGAGAGATATGCTCGCTGGTTCTTCAAATAAAAAAGTTAATATGACAGTTAAATGGGATGGCGCTCCAGCTATCATCTGTGGTATTAATCCAGAAAATGGCAAATTCTTTGTCGGCACAAAATCAGTATTCAATAAAAATCCTAAAGTAAATTACACTAACTCAGATATAAGTAAAAATCACTCTGGCGAATTAGCGTCTAAACTTCAAATAGCATTAAAAGAATTAAAACGTCTAGGTATCACTGGTGTATTACAAGGTGACTTTCTTTTCGCACCATCAGATTTAAAAAAGATTAGTTTAGATGGAGAAGATATGATTTCATTTACACCTAACACAATTACATATGCTGTTCAATCTTCATCTGCTGTAGGCAGACAGATTAGTAGAGCAAGAATGGGAATTGTTTTTCACACAAAATATACAGGTAAGACTTTAGATAGTATGACTGCTGGATTTGGAACAGTTAGAGGTAGAGCAACTAATGTATTTCTAGCGAGTGCTGGTTACAGAGATGTATCTGGTTCTGCGAAACTTACAAGAAACGAACTAGCACAATTCAACGCAAAATTAAGAATGGCTGAAGGTTCATTATCAAAGGCAGCACCTTTGTTAGATGAAATGAGTAAGTCTTCTGCTGATGGTTTAGGTGTAGGGTTTAGATTAAAAACTTTCTTCAATCATCACATAAGAGGATCACAAGGTCATATGGCGAAAGTTAGAACTTTAGTAGATATGTTTAGAGATTACTATATCAATATTCTACAAGCAGAGATTGATAGTAAGAAGTCAGATAAAGGAAAACAAAAGTATAAAGATATACTAGCAACAAATTTAAAATTTATAGATAGAAATAAGAATGCTTTAGTAATGGCTGTTGCCTCTCACGTTACTTTACAAAATGCGAAAGACTTTTTGATTAAGAAGATGAGTGAGATACAAAGCATAGGACATTTTTTAAAAACTTCTACAGGTTACAAGGTAACAAGTCCAGAAGGATATGTAGCAGTAGATAAAGTAGCAGGAGCAATCAAGTTAGTTGATAGAATGGAATTCAGTAGAGCTAACTTTACAATGCCAAAAGGATGGAGTAATTAATGACAAAGACATTTAAACAATTTGAAGATTATGATATACAGTGTGAAGAAGTAATATTCGAACACGAAAGTGAGCCTTTACAAGAGGCAGAGTATCAAGGTAAGACAGTAAAATTAAACGACCCAGTTAGAGGTGGTTCTAAAAAGTTTTATGTGTATGTAAAAGATGGCGACAAGGTTAAGAAAGTATCATTTGGTGATACAACTGGTCTATCAATTAAGAGAGATAACCCAGCGAGAAGAAAGTCATTTAGAGCAAGACACAATTGCGCTGATCCAGGACCAAAAACTATGGCGAGATATTGGTCTTGTTATCAATGGAGAGCTGGAGCGAAAGTAAACGATTAATGAAAAAACTAAATCAAATATTGCGAGAGGGTGTTTACGACCCAGGTATATTTAAAGCTTTCTTTTTAGCTGGTGGGCCTGGAAGTGGTAAGTCATTTGTAACGGCTGGGGCCTTTGGTGGCACTGGTTTAAAACTTGTGAACTCTGACGGAGCATTTGAAAGAGGTTTAAGAAAAGGTAATCTATCATTAAAGATGCCTGACGAAGAAGAATATTTTAGAAACATTGTAAGAGCTAAAGCAAAGATGACTACTGCTACTCAATTAGATACTTACATACAAGGTAGATTAGGTTTAGTCATAGACGCAACTGGTAGAGATAAAAGTGTTATTAATAATCAAAAGAAACAATTAGACCTTATAGGTTATGATAGTTATATGATTTTTGTTAATACAAGTTTAGAAGTAGCGCTAGAAAGAAATAAGAATAGACCTAGAACTGTACCAGATTATGTCGTACAGAATAGTTGGAATCAAGTACAATCTAACATTGGTCAGTTTCAAAGAATTTTTAGTCCTGGTAGAATGTTAATTGTAGATAACAATAGAAGTGA